CTGGAGAATGGTCAGCCCGTAAAGCACAACTACTTGCAGTTCAATACAAGAAAGCAGGCGGAGGTTACAAGTAATGGCACTTGCTAAATCTCAACAATCACTTAAGAAGTGGACTGCTGAAAAATGGAAAACATCTGATGGTAAACCATCTAAAGGTAAGAAAAGATATTTACCTTCTGCAGCGTGGGATGCTTTAAGTCCTGCAGAGAAGGCAGCAACCAATAAGGCTAAGGCCAAGGGTAATGCCAAAGGTAAACAGTTTGTTAAACAACCAAAGAACATAGCAAAGAAAACAGCAAAGTATAGGGGCAAATAATGACAGCAGCGTGGACACGTAAAGAAGGCAAGAACCCTAAGGGCGGCCTAAATGCGAAGGGTAGAGCATCTTACAAGGGTGGAACCCTCAAGGCACCCGTAAAGAGCGGTGATAACCCCCGTAGAGCCTCATTCTTAGCCCGTATGGGCGGTATGCCAGGACCAGAACGTAAGCCTAATGGTGAGCCAACAAGATTACTTCTATCCCTACAAGCCTGGGGCGCTAGTTCAAAGGCTGATGCAAAACGTAAAGCCAAGGCAATATCTGCCAGAAATAAAAAAACTAAGTAGAAGGATAAGCAAATGAAAAAAGCATCAATGGTTAAAAAAACAACTGCTAAGGCTAAGGCCAAAGGCAAGGCTAAGAGCAAGACTAATGTAGGTGGATTTTCTTATGCAAAGAAAGTTAGCAACAAAAAAGATAGAGCATATAACGAAAAACAGATGTAAGTAAGGAAAAGGTGGGGACAATGAAACAAGATACAGTATCAATCGCTTGGTGTGACAATGGTATGGTTGACGGTAAGTTTATGCAAGGCGTTACAGATGTAATGCTTCATTCAGGAATTGAATTTGCTACTACCCTGCGAAGTCAGGGTAATCAGATTGCTCGCCAACGCGATAAAGTAATTAACTATTGGTATAATAACAAGAAGTCTGACTGGCTATTCTGGGTAGATTCAGATGTAGTAGTAAGTCCAGATACATTTAATATCCTCTGGGAAAGTAAAGATGCCGTAGAGCGTCCAATCGTTAGCGGTGTTTATTTCACCACTGACCAACCAGAAGAACCACTTATGACACCGCTACCAACATTATTTAATTTTGTAAATACAGAAGAATCAGTTGGTGTAGCACGTATCCATCCAATGCCTAAGAATCAATTAATTAAAATTGGTGCAGCAGGTATGGGATTTGTTTTAATGCACCGTAGTGTTGTTGAACGTATTAAAGCAGTGGTTGCAGATGCTCCACTATTCTCAGATATTGGACACGGAAATAATTTTCTAGGAGAAGACATTTACTTCTTTGCCCTGTGCGATAAGGCTGAGATTCCAGTCTATGCACATACAGCAGCAACTGCTCCACATATGAAACGATTCTCATTTGATGAACATTATTACAACGCATTTATGGGTTCTCCTAAAAAAGAAGAACCTAAGTCAAAACTTATCACTCCTGATAAGAAAATCATTACACCTAGATAGGATAAACAATGCCAACAGGTACCGCAGGTAGCACTCTATGTGCTGAACTGAATCGCCTAGCCAATGGTGGAACCTACCCAGCAAGGACAGCATTTCTTGATGAACAAGGTGCTGCTAATAAATGGGCTAGTACATCAGGACTTGGAATAATTGCAGCCTTAAACATTAAGGCAAGTGCTGGTAGAGCACCATCTGCTTATAAAGATTTAAATGGTATCTGTAATGAACTTGCTGGAACTACTGGCAAATCGGCAATTGATGCATTAAGGAGCATAGCCTCTTGACAACTACACTAACTGACTTAATCAATGAGGTTCAGATTAACCTTGCTGGATATACCTATCAACAGGATAGAGCAACACACTTAACTAGTGCTGTTAGTACAACAACATCATCATCTGCATCTCCTACTATCTTATCTTTAGGCTCAACTGAGAATCTAGGTAAAGGTGTAGTTGAGATTGATGAAGAGTTGCTATGGGTAGATTCATTTGACCGTGTTGCTAACACGGCAACCGTATCTCCTTATGGTCGTGGCTATCTAGGTACTACTGCTGCTACACACGCATTAGACACTAAGGTTACTATCTCACCAACCTTCCCACGCTATGTAGTTAAGAAGGCTATTAATGATACTATCAATGCTGTTGGCTCTACTATCTATGCTGCTAAAGTAACTACCTTTACATTTAATGCTGCTCAAACAACCTATGATTTTGATAACTTAAATATCCAAAACATTCTTACAATTATGTGGCAATCAGTTGGTCCATCTCAAGAGTGGATTCCTGTTCGTCGCTGGTCTTGGGATTCCAAGGCTGATGCTACTGCATTTGGTGCTACTGCTCAGACAGTAACAATTGGAGATTACATTACTCCTGGTAGAACCGTTAAAGTTGTATACTCTACGGACCCAACTTCGTTCTCAGAGTTAGCAACAGTTGCATTAACTAATGCCCAAGTTTTTGAAACAGTATCAGGACTTCCAAGTTCTTGTAAAGATGTAATTGTTCTTGGCGCTTCTTATCGTTTGCTTACCTACCTTGACCCTGCACGTGCTGGCCAAGTTAGCCCACAAGCAGATGAGACAGATAGCAAACGTCCTTATGGTGCTTCACAAACTGCAACAAAACAACTATACGCACTATATACACAACGTCTTAATGAGGAAACTCAAAGACAGCAAAACCTGTATCCAATCCGCGTCCACTACAGCCGATAGGTAAATAAATGACAACACGCAAATACTCCTCACGCTCACAACAGACTACATTATCTGGAGCATTAACCTCTTCTGGTACCTCAGCAACTGTGGTATCTGGAACTTCATTACTAGGCGGAGTCACAATTTCCGCTGGTGAAATCTTTACGGTGGTGATTGACCCTGATACAGCCCTTGAAGAAATTGTAGATGTATCTGCGGTATCAACCAACACACTTACTATTGTTCGTGGTCGAGATGGTTCATCTGGCGTAGCCCACTCTGCTGGTGCTGTAGTACGACATATGGCAATTGGTAGAGATTACCGAGAAGCCAATTTACATATTGAAGCGTCCTCTTCTTACAATGATGGCACAGGAACTCATACAGTTCACGGTGTATCTGGTTCCGTAGTGGGAACTACGGATACACAGACTCTTACCAATAAGACAATTGATACTGCAAGCAATACAATTACTGGAGCAGCAACTCTTACTGGAACTCAAACATTAACTAACAAGACTTTAACTAGCCCAACCATTACTGGTACTGGTGCTATTGCTGGAACCTTTACAGGTAACCTTACGGGTAATGTAACGGGTAACGTAACTGGTAACGTATCAGGCACATCTGGTTCTACAACTGGTAATGCAGCCACCGCTACAGCACTTGCTACAGGCCGCACAATAGCCCTTACGGGTGATGTAAGTGGTACTTCTGCATCATTTGATGGAACTGGCAATGCAAGTATTACAACAGCAATTGGCGCTAATATAATCGTAGATGCAGATATTAATGCTTCTGCTGCTATTACTAAAACTAAAATTTCTGGAACTGCTGTTACACTTGCAGATACTGGAACAGTTACAAGTGCTATGATTGCTGATGGAACTATTGTAAATGCTGATATTAACGCATCTGCTGCAATTGATTGGACCAAGATTGCCCCATCATCAACAGTATCCGCAACAGAACTTGGATATGTAGATGGAGTCACTTCTTCTATTCAGACTCAATTAGATTCTAAATTGGCTACCACCACAGCATCAAGTACATACGCTCCTCTTGCTAGCCCAGCATTAACTGGTACACCAACAGCGCCTACTGCTACTGCTGGAACCAATACAACACAGGTTGCAACTACAGCATTTGTAGGAACTGCAGTATCCAACCTTGTGGCTGCAGCACCTGCTGCTCTTGATACTCTTAATGAGTTAGCAACTGCCCTTGGTAATGATGCTGCATTTTCTACAACAGTAACCAACTCTATTGCTACTAAATTGCCACTTGCAGGCGGAACAATGTCTGGTGCTATAGCAATGGGTACTAACAAGATTACTGGATTGGGAACACCTACTGCGTCAACTGATGCGTCAACAAAGGGTTACGCTGATACTATGCTTCCTCTTGCTGGTGGCACTATGTCTGGTGCTATTGCAATGGGTACTAATAAAATTACAGGACTAGGTACACCTACAACATCTACAGATGCTGCAACAAAAGGTTATATTGATACAGTAGTACTTGCACCTAGCAACTTGACTGGCCCTATTACATCTGTTGGTGCTGCAACATCTATTGCATCTCAGACTGGTACTGGTACTAAGTTTGTAATGGATACTAGCCCAACCTTAGTAACCCCCAATATTGGCGTGGCTACTGCTACATCTATTAACTCAACTACAATTCCAACAAGTAAGACTTTAGTTGCTACAGATTCAACTGCATATGTAGTACCTAGTCAGACTGGCAATAATGGTAAGTACTTAACCACAGATGGAACTACCTCATCTTGGGGAACAGTTGCTGGTTATTCAGCACCAACACTTGGTTCAACATCTATTGCATCAGGTGCAACGGTAACTAATGTTAATGGTTTAACTGTTAACACAACTACTATTCCTACATCTAAAACTTTAGTGGTAACTACAGATAAATTATCCGTCCACGCTGCAACTACTTCTGCAGAACTTGCAGGAGTTATTTCTGATGAAACTGGTTCTGGTGCTCTTGTATTTGGTACTTCACCTACATTAGTAACTCCTGCGCTAGGAACCCCTGCATCTGGAGTGCTTACTAACACAACTGGATTGCCTTTAACTACTGGAGTTACTGGCACACTGGGCGCAACAAACGGCGGAACAGCGCAATCAACTTATGCAACAGGCGATACCATCTATGCTTCTGGTGCAAACACATTATCTAAGAGAGCCATTGGTTCAACTGGAGATGTATTAACTGTATCTGGTGGTGTTCCTACTTGGGCTGCACCTGCTGGCGGTAGCGGTATGACACTAATTGCTTCTGGTAATATTACTACTGGTACTAATAGCATTACAAGCATACCTGGTACTTATATTGATTTAATTCTTGAATTAAGAGATTTTGGTCACTCAAGTGGTTATGGTGGTGGTCTTTATATGGGATTAAATAGTTATACTCCGCCTGCCTACAATCAGGCCTATGAATATAACAACGGTTTTTGGTTTGATACCACTGGTTCAAAACCTTCTTATCAATATACCAATCAGAGCAATACTAGTTTTTTTATTGGAAGCGTAAGTTCTAGCACCGACCAGCAACTAAGATTTACTTTCCCTTTATATACCCTATCTGCTGGAAAATTTAAAACTATAGAGTGGAGAGGCTGGACTCGTGGCTCAAGCGGTTTAAGTAGTCAAAGATGGACCGAAGGTCACGCAAGAACATTTTCTGCTGGACAAACTAACATTGGAGCAATTACATCTATTCAATTCTCTAACTTCTCAGCAAATGGAACATACAAACTATATGGAGTAAAATAATGACTAATCAAGAAGAATGGTTTATTACAGAACATAATGTTACAACTGGTGAAATAACCAGTAGGCCAGCGACAGAAGAAGAAAAACTTCAACACCTTGCTACCGAAAATGAATTTTTACAAAACCAATTAAATAGAGCAAAAGAACAAGAAGAATTAGAAAAACAAAAAGAAGAACTGTTAACCAAACTTGGTTTAACAAAAGAACAATTTGATTTGTTAATAAAATAATCAAAATGTATAATTTTGCACTTGATAAAAAAGCAGAAACATTTACATATAAAAATCAAGGAAAATATAATGTAGATGCTATTGCAGAAAAATTAAAACAGTTTGGTGATGAGTGGTTTTTAGATACCACAAGGCAAAAAGAGTATGCTGTTCATACACTTACTAATTCATATTTTATCTATGAACACTCAAACAAGTGGACATACGGTTTACCATATAATGTAGAGTATCGTTGCGCAGATGATAAACTATTTGCTTTGGTAGAACCAATCATTAAAGACCTTGAAAAAATCCACAATGGCAAAGTTGCTAAATGTCTTTTTATCAAACTACCTATTGGCAAAGTTGTTTATGAACATTCTGATGTTGGTGATTATTTTAATGCAGTTAGACGCCACCATATAGCAATTCAAACAAATCCAGATACCTTCTTTAGGATTGATGGAGAAAAAAAGAATATGCTCGTTGGTGATTGTTGGGAAATAAACAATATGAAGTTACACTTTGTTGAAAACAATGGAGATACAGATAGAATACATCTATTAATAGATATCTTTCCAAATGATATATTCGCCACAGCATAAATTTCTTCTTGTTAAAAATTTTAAAGTTGGTGGAACCTCTCTTGAGATAGACTTAGAAAAAGTTTTGCCAGCCGATGCCATAATAACAACTCAAGAACCATCTATGCCAGATGATTATTTGCCTCGTAACTATAAAGAGTATGGTTTTGATAGTCATACTCCATTTAATATATTTGAGTATAAATTGCCAGAGGCTACAAAAGATTTAACATCAGTAGTTTTTGTTCGTAATCCATTTGATACAGTCCTTTCTCATTTCTTTATGATGTTAAAGTTTTACAATGCTAATATAGAAGAATACAAAGATTATGTTTACGGCTACTTTAATGGAACAATATCTATGGGTATGCTAGGAAGTACAAAAGACATTTACGCTAGCGGTGGTACTGTTCAGGTATCCAATGTTTTGCGCTATGAAGATGGTATTGAGAATCAGATTAACCCAATACTTACCCAGGTAGGAATACCTAACATAACCGTTACCGCAAAAGAAAAAGCGTGGCGACCAGCACACTTAACCCCTGAAGATGTATTTAATAAAGCACAATTAAATATAATTAAAAAAGAGTGGGCCTGGGAAATTAAGAACTTCTATCCAGAGTTGGGACAATAATGATTATTCAAATTATAGGATTACCAGGTAGTGGCAAAACAACCCTTGCCGTTGAACTAGCAGATAGAATTAACGCAGTCCATTTAAACGCAGATTATGTTCGTTCAACAATTAACTCTGACCTTGGCTTTACCCCAGAAGACCGTATTGAACATTCTCGCCGTATGGGTGAAATGGCTCTTATGCTTTCAGGTCAAGGGTTAAATGTAGTTGTAGATTTTATCTGCCCAACACCAGAAACTCGTAAAGCCTTTGGCAAGCCAGATATTCTTGTTTGGATGAATACAATTACTGAGGGACGCTTTGAAGATACAAACAAAATGTTTGTAAACCCAGATAAATTTGATATTATATTTGATTCACACGATATGGACAAATATCAAAAAGCAATATGGATTATTCAGAAATTTAATTTATATGACTGGAAGTCACCAACCACATTACTTCTTGGCAGGTACCAACCTTGGCACGAGGGACACCAAGCACTTAAGGAGAAAGCAGATGAGCGCACAGGGCAAACAGTTATCGCGGTTAGGCACACTCAAGGAACTTCCGAGAAAGACCCGCTGTCTTATCAAGAAGTGGTGGAATTCATTTCTAGCAACGGAGTACCCAGACCATTTACTATAAAGGTACCTAACATTACCAACATAGTTTACGGCAGGGATGTAGGGTACAAAATAGAACAGGTAGATTTGGGTGCAGATATACACGCTATTTCCGCTACTCAAAAAAGAAAAGAACTTGGTATATGAAAGTAACCAAGGCTCGTTCGTTTACAAAATCTTTAAGTTATAGAGTATTTGGAACTTTAAGTTCTTTTGCTGTTGTTTATGCAATTACTCATAAAGGAAGTTTATCCGCTTTAATTGCATTCTGGGAAACTATTGTAAAAGTAGGTATATACTACTGGCACGAAAGAATCTGGAATAAAATTACTTGGGGTAGAAAATAATTAATCTTTAATTAAGGAGCACTGTGGCTGGTCGTGATATAACCGAAGGTCGTGCAGAACGTGCCATTGCTGTTGATGTTGGTATCGTATCTACAAGTACCTACTGGCAGAATACATCTGATTCATACGATGTAGCAGTTGGAGGACAACCGTTCTTCTATGCCATTAATGATGCACGTCCATACATTAGACAGACTGCTCCTTACAAGAAAGACCAGTTTGATAATGGTAAAGAGCCAGGTGAGCAATCACTTACTGGCTGGTGGTTACGTTCTCAGTCATCATTCCATTCAGGTTCAGGTATAAAGTTCTATGACCCATCTGCTGGTGAGACTGTTGACTATAGATTTACAGATAGCAAGGGTGTTAATGTTTGGACTAAGGGACAAGTAACCTTACTTAAAGACACCGCTACTACACACTACACATCTGGTCCAATACAGAGTAATGGCAAACCATTTCAGGTTGCTCGTTCTATTGAGTACAATGGAACTGATGGCATCCTTCTATGGGATGAGTATGATGTAGACAAGATTGCAGCAGATGGAACAGTCACACACTTTATTGATTATGCAGCAGGAACTGATTATGCAGTTAATGCCATATGTGATGACGGCACCTATGCCTATTGGATTACTAACGTCTTAAATACTGGAACTCCAAGATTACGTATATACAAAAAGTTATTAACTGGTGATTCTGGAACTGGCAATACCCTTATGATTAGCGAAAACGGTATTACTGTAACTACTGCCACTATGGAATACGTTAAAGACCGCATTGTTATGGGTATCAATAATAAGATATATGAAATATCTTCATCTGCGTCTAGCCTTCCAAGCCCTGTATATACACACAGTGATACTGATATTGTGTTCTCAAGCATTACTGCTTCTGGTCCAGCCATCTACATAGCAGGTTACAGTGGTACCCAGTCAAGCATATTCAAGTTTACTCTTAATACCTCTGGTGTTATGCCAACTCTTACTACTGCTATTACTGCAGCAGAGATGCCAGTTGGAGAGATTATCCATAAGATTTATTACTACCTAGGTTATATGATGATAGGTACTAACAAAGGAATCCGTGCAGCAGTTGTCTCAGACCAAGACGGCTCCATTAACTATGGTCCACTTATTGTGGAAACCACTCAGCCTTGCTATGACTTTGCTGCACGAGACAGATTCGTCTGGTGTGCAACTGGCGTAGATGGAGCAGCAGGAGTTATCCGTATTGACCTTGGTAATGAGATAGAGACTTTACGCTTTGCTTATGCTAATGACTTATATGTAAGCGGTACATCAGGATATAGCACAACAACTTGTGCATTTGCTGGCACAACAGACCGATTAGTATTTGCTACTACAGCAGTTAATGCTGGCTCAGTAAGCAACAAAGCACTCACATCTAACGTAGCAACCTTGACTACTTCTGCAGCACACGGCCTAGCCGTTGATGACCAGGTATGGGTAGAAGGTGTTGACGCTACATTTAATGGCAAGTACACAGTTACTGGCGTACCAACTACCACAACATTTACCTATGCTAAGACTGCATCTAACGTGGCATCTACTGCCGTATCACCTGTTGGTAAGGTTAACAAGGTAGGTAGCATTAACATTGAAGCAAGTGCAACACTAGCATCTACTGGCTATATTACTAGCGGTTACATCCGCTATGGAACATTAGAGCCTAAGAACTTTAAGCGTTTACTTGCTCGTGGTAACTTTGATTATGGTTCATTAGTACTTGAGACTGTAGATAAAGATGGCATTGAGTATGACCATATCACCTACGAAGCAGGAGTAACTGCCGTTGAGGTAGGTACATCTAATCCTGATACAGCACAAGAGTATGTAGCCTATAAGTTTATTCTTAATCGTGATGCTACAACTACCAGCGCAGGTCCTATATTTAAGGGCTATCAAGCAAAGGCTACTATTGCTACGCCTCGTCAGAGAGTTATGAGATTCCCTGTTTACTGTTTTGATATTGAAACAGATAGATACAATGTAGTATCTGGCTATGAAGGTAAAGCATTACAAAGATTACAATCACTTGAAAACGTAGAAGAAGGTGGCGATGTTGTTACCTGGCAAGACCTTACTACAGGCGAAAGTCGCCAAGTAGTTATTGAGCAAATCTCATTTACTCGTATGACTCCACCAGACAAAAGGTTTGATGGCTTCGGAGGCGTAATTGAAATTACGATTAGGACCGTATGATGACACCAACTGATTGGGCTGGATTAGCCGTAGCATTAACCACACTTATTGGAGCACTTGCAGCAGGAGTTAGATGGATGGTTAAACATTATCTTGCTGAACTTAAACCCAATGGTGGCTCAAGCCTACGTGATAAAGTCAATCAGTTAGATGACAAAGTAGAGTTTTTAACAGAGTTAATAATACAATCACTAAAGAAGTAGGGACATAATGAGCGTAGTAGATATAGCCAAATCTCAGGTAGGATACAAAGAGGTTGGCAAGAATAATGACAGTATGTACGGCAAGTGGTACGGATTAAACAATAACCCTTGGTGTGCAATGTTTGTATCTTGGTGCTTTGACCAAGCAGGACTAGCACCTAAGGTAGCAGCCCAAACTAAAAAGGGATTTGCTTCCTGTCAAGCAGGACTTAAATGGTTTACAAGTAAAGGCAAGATAGTTCCAGTCGGCAAAGCGCAGGCTGGAGACATAGTTTTCTTTCAATTCGATGCTGATGTAGAGGCTGACCACGTTGGTATCTGTGCCAGTAACGATGGAAAGAAATACCTTATGGTTTATGAGGGTAATACCTCAGGGGATAATAAGGGCAGTCAATCAAACGGAGATGGTGTGTTTCTAAAGAAGCGTGCTTACTCCCTAGTAATGGGCGTTGCTCGCCCTTAAAGGACAATATGAATACAACTAAATTAAAAGCAATCGTATCAACTTATCTGCGTGCTGCAGTAGCAGCCGTGCTTGCTTTATACCTTACTGGTACAACTGACCTAAAGGCATTAGCATTAGCAGGAGTTGCAGCCGTTGCAGGACCTATTCTAAAGGCAATAGACCCATCAGCCACAGAATTTGGTATTGGAAGCAAGTAATTATATACCCCTAATCGGGCTTTAAACGCCCTTTAGAGACACTAATGACCCCCAACCTAGTAGAGATACTGGGAAGGGGGTCTTTTTGTCATTTCTTTTGCACCCATAATTGCTGGTTGTCACCAATAATTTCAAGTTCTAACTGCTTGGCCCAACAAAAAAAGTTGATTGCTGACTTAGGTTCATACAGTGCTCCCTTGTCGTGGACCCAGGTGTAGTCATCAAATGCCATAATACCACCAGACTTCAGGTGCTGCCAAGCCATTACTGCATCATCTAGCACGGATGATGCCGTGTGATCTGCATCTATATAAATGAAATCATACCACCAATTACCCTCGTCTTCGTGGACGTTTAGAAAATGGTTGGTAGATGTTCTATTAGGAAATACGTTATTGTAATCTTTTATTCTATGAAGGTAACTTTTCCACACACCCTCAAAGTTTATCTCGTTATGGACATCTTCTGTGGGTGAGCCAAGCCAAGTGTCAACATCGGTAAGTTCTGATGTCTCGTCAGTTAGTACATTATCTAACATCCATATACTTGCATCTCCATTAAACACCCCAAGTTGTAGGAACTGTAGGTCAGGCTTGCCCTTGAACTGAGATAAATGAAGTTCAAAGTTTCCTTTAGCGTGCTCATTAAACCAATTAGGATATGTAGTTGCATCTTCCATATTTATACTCCTAGTATATATTATAGACCCCTACGGGGTCTTATATAGTATTATATACCTAAGTATACACCTAGGAATACCGATTGATGGTAGGCGCAAGATCCTGCCTACCTACAATGCCTGTCCATTATGATATACTACTGCTATGACTATTGAATTGGGTGAATACACCTTACCAGAACATATATCTTACTCCGCATTTACTACCTTTATCGACTGTGGCTACCAGTATTACCTAGGTCGACTGCTACAATTACCTGAGGCACCATCTGTATGGTCAGTAGGTGGCTCATCATTTCATACCGCTACCGAGATGTGGGATTTGGAGAACTTATGATTAGTATTGTTAATGAAGAGGGTGGTATCACCACTATGCAATGGGAGACTTACAACACTATTATGCGTGAGCGATACGAGGATGGACTACAAGAAACAAAAGCAATGATAGTTGGTGCTATACAAAATGCTATTGACAAAACAGTTCATACCCAAGAACACCCAGAAAATTTAGCAGGACTAAGTATTGCCCTACGATTAGCAAAGCAGGTTACAATTGGTAACAAGTGACACACTTGCTTTATGGGATAAGGCTTGGATTAAGGAAGCAGAAGGTGTTGACTTAACCTTTGCACGTGTAGGTGGTAGAACATCTAAAGCATTCCCTAACAGGGAGAACGTAGATTTCTGGCAACAGACAGGGCCTGAGTGGGTTCAGTCTTATATTGATTGGCGTAAGGCTAATCATAACTGGAAGATTTGGTTCACTCCTGAAGGCGCACCCGCCATAGAGTTGGGGTTGACTCCTATTTTTGCTGGCGTGCCAGTGAAGATGGTTCTCGATAGAGTGTTTGAAGTCGATGGTGAGTTGGTCGTGGTTGACCTCAAGACTTCACAACAGACCCCAACTTCTACCTTACAACTTGGCTTCTATAAACTAGGACTTAAGCAAGTCTTAGGTATAGATGTAAAGTATGGTGCATACTGGATGGCTAGGCAAGAAGGTACTTCTGCTATGGTTGATCTAAGTGGCTACACTGAAGAGAAACTTGAGTACTTAGTTAGTAACTTTGATAAGGCTCGCAAGGCTAGTATATTTATTCCCAACACAAACAACTGCAATCGTTGTGGACTAACAGAACACTGTCAGTTCACTTCGAAGAAATGAGAGAAACAATGGCAAACGAAGACTGGAAACTACAAGTTTCCTACAAAACACCATCAGGTGATATGATAAACGTACGCGCTAATACTGCTGATGAACTATCAGTATTGTTAGAAGGCGTAGGAGATTACTCTCCACAAATTGCTGCTACTCAGCAAAAGATCGTAGGTTCATACGCTCTAAACCCGTCCTCGACATCGAGTTCCACTACAAGCACAAGGCCCTCGAGTTACTCCGCTCCAACCCCAGTCTCAGCAGCGTCAGGTACAGCGTCACCCGTATGCAAACACGGAGCCCGTATATGGCGAGAGGGAATCAGTAAAGCAAGCGGTAAACCATATGCATTCTGGTCTTGTCCTTCACCACAAGGAACACCTGACCAATGCAAACCAGTAAACTAAAAGACTGGAACAAATCTTTTTTCGGAACTAGAAAGGAACTAGGATGCGTACACTTGTCAGATCAGTTGGTCGTGCCAGTATTGGTGGGGAACCATTACCATCTTGCTTTAAGGCATTCGAATCAAACAAGATCATCATACGTCGGTCTGAAGTTTCTATGTTCGCAGCAGCACCAGGAGTGGGAAAGTCTACACTAGCATTAGCGTTAGCGTTGAAGATGAAAGTGCCAACACTTTACATCTCAGCCGATACTAATGCACATACTATGGCTATGCGATTAGCGTCTATGATTTCGGGAAAAAACCAAACAGATGTAGAGGGGATGCTACATACTGATGTTGGTTGGACTAAGGCTACTCTATCTAAGAGTAGCCATATAGTCTGGTCATTTGAATCAGCACCAACACTACAAGATATTGATGAGGAAGTTCAAGCCTTTGAAGAATTATGGGGTTGTTCACCTACACTTATTATAGTAGATAACTTAATGGATGTAGCCACAGATGGTGGCGAAGAGTTTGCTTCAATGCGTGCTATTATGAAGGAGTTAAAGTATCTTGCTCGTGCTACTAATTCGGCTGTTGTCGTTCTTCATCACACTAGTGAGGCTGTGCTTGGGTCACCGTGTCAGCCACGCTCTGCTATCCAAGGTAAAGTGGCACAACTTCCAGCGCTTATATGTACACTTGGTGTTGTCGGAACTTCAATGGGTGTTGCTCCAGTCAAGAATAGATATGGCAGAGCAGACGCAGGTGGAGGACTAATGACTTGGATTGCATTTAATCCTGAGTATATGTTTGTCGATGATATTCCAGAGAACCACTAATGCAAAAAGATATTAATAATTATACTATAACTACAAGTAAGAATTCTCTGGACTGTTGGGGAATTGGAATGGAGTACTATGCACTATTTGAATTTACTAATGATAATGTTCCACGAGTTGACGCTAGGGTTGTTAGGTTTGATCTCATATTTTTCTCTGTTAACATAACTAAATATCCTAAGGTGGCGTGGCGTGAGTAAGAAACTAAGGATTAGGAATCCATTTTATTTTGTTGACAACACAACTGATTGGACATCTATTAATTGTTTTCATTGTGGTAGAAATTTTGTAATGTATATACCACATATTCGGACATCAAATTACTGTACGGAATGCGAATGAGTTCATATGGCAAGCGTAAAGGCGCTACCTTTGAGACTAGTGTAGTTAAGTGGCTACGCTCCAAGGATATACTAGCCGAGAGATTAACCAAGGCTGGTGCTAAAGATGAAGGTGATGTAGTTGCTTTCTTAGATGGAGCAGCAAACATACTAGAGTTAAAGGCAACAAAGAAGTTAGACTTACCGCAGTTCTGGCGTGAGGCTGAGGTTGAGGCAGAGAATTATGCTAAGGCTAGAGGATTAAAAGAAATACCATATAAGTTCGTAATAGTTAAACGTAGACAGGCAGGCATAGACAAGGCTTGGGTGGTGGAAGATTTTGAACAATGGACTAAGAGGGCAGGCAAATGACTTACCAAGTATTAGAGAAATACTTATACACTACGGAGCACAAGTCCGACAAGGACACGGGCAGGTTAATCTCAAATGCCCTTTCCACTCCGACACTCACCAATCAGGGAGTGCTAATCTCGACGATAACATATATATATGCTTCGCCTGCGGAGTCCAAGGTAACAGTTTACAAATTGTCGCACAGCAAGAGAGGGTAGATATACGTGAAGCAAAGTCAATCGCAGAAAGAATTACTGGGACAGGCAGTTCAGAAGTACGCGGCAAACATCTATCAGGCAGAAGATTACCTGCGAAGCAGGGGTATATCAATGGAAGCAGCACGTCTGGCTCGATTCGGCGTAGTCGTGGAACCTGAGATAGGACACGAATCATTTACTGGCAGGCTATCTATTCCTTATATTACGAAGAGTGGTGTAGTTGATTTAAGATTTAGATCTCTTAACCCAGCAGTTGAACCTAAGTATATGGGTATGACTGGGGCTGAGACCAAGATGTATAATGTATTAGATATAGAACGAGCAGGCGATTTTATAGGAGTGTGTGAAGGTGAATTGGATACAGTTACTTTGTCTAGTTGTGTTGGTATTCCTTGCGTCGGCGTACCTGGTGCTAACAGTTGGAAAAAACATTATACAAGATTACTCGCAGACTTTGAAAGAGTATATGTATTTGCAGATGGAGATCAACCAGGCAAAGAGTTTGCCAATAGTCTCGCAAGGGAGTTGCCCGTCACAGTCGTGCAATTGCCAGACGGAGAAGATGTAAACAGTGCATATGTAAAGTATGGTTCTGATTACATTAGAGAGAGGGCTGGATTAAATGGATAGAAGTATACCGCCTTGCCCTGAATGTGGTGAACGATTTGCTAATGTGTTTGAGGCAACAGATCATTTGCTAGAAGATGATGATGAGTTTGATCCCGCATTAGTATTACCTAATGGGGCTAGGTTAATGATAGGTTCATTGCTTAGGTGCCTGTATAAATATGCAGACAAACCAGATCAGATAAAGACTATAACCCAGTCTACATATATGACATTGTTTACGGCAGAGACACAGCCCGAAGCAATCAAAGATATAGTAGAGGAAATGATAATCGAATCGCAGATGATGGAAATAGATAATGAACTCAAGCAATTACTGGAAGAGGGGAAGTGAAGAATGGCAGATTATAATCCACTTGGAGGAACAAGGTTTCCATATAAGTCAAGTACAGAAGATGGATGGGAGACTCGTAGTTACCCTGACAGTACCTCTTTTGAGTCAGCAGTTGGAGCAACATACCAAGAACTATTAGATCTATTGTTAACTAAACATAAGGATTACGGCCCAAAGAATATTGCTGATGCACCTGGTGGTGCCATCAATGGACTGCGTGTGCGTATGCACGATAAGTTAGCACGGATAAATAATCTGTATGAATATATGGAAGACACCAAGGGGTTTCAACCCCAGCACGAATCCATTGAAGATTCCTTCAAGGATATGGCAAACTATGCAATCATAGGGTTGCTAGTACTTAGAGGAAAGTGGGACAAATGAAGGTTATAGTCTGCGTGTCTGACTTACAGGTACCATACCACGATAGGAAGGCAGTCTCAGCACTGTCTAATTTCATAAAGAAATATAAACCTGATGAGGTAGTATCTGTTGGGGATGAGATGGATATGCAGACTATCTCAAAGTGGAGTAAGGGTACCGATCTTGAACACGAGAAGTCTATTGCTAGAGATAGAGATGAGACTCATCGTGTGCTTGAATCATTAAAGATTAAACATATGATTAGAAGTAATCATACTGATAGATTATTTAATACAATTAGAATGAGAGCGCCAGGACTTGCTGGTTTACCTGAGTTAGAGTTAAAGAACTTCTTAAGACTTGATGACCTAGGTATTACATACCACGAAAAGCCGTATGAATTAGCACCTAACTGGTTGCTATTGCACGGCGACGAGGGTAATGTGCAACCTACTGCTGGTGCTACCGCACTTGGACTAGCCAAACGTGCTGGTATGTCTGTTGTGTGTGGTCATACGCACCGTGCTGGCTTGACACATTACACTCAGTCGTACTTTGGTGGCACACCTAAGACTGTATGGGGACTAGAGACTGGTTGCTTAATGGACTTTAAGTTTGCTAAGTATATTAGAGGTGGCTTGTTTACGTGGCACAAAGGTTTTGGTGTCTTATATGTAGATGGGAATAAGGTTACACCACAGTTGGTTCCAGTTAATATGGATGGTTCATTCGTATTCGACAAGAAGGTGTGGAAGTAATTGGACTGGGATAGTATTGAGAAGTGGGACTACATTGTAACAGCGGTTGCTTCTGAGTACCATAGAAAGTTTCCTATGGTAGAGTTAGAGGACATAAGACAATCGCTGTATCAATGGTTTACCGAGCACCCAAATAAACTTAAAGACTGGGAAGCAATAGGTGAGAAGGATGCTAAGAATTTAATCTATCGTTCTCTTCGCAATGATGCATTAGATTATTGCCAACGATGGAAAGCAAAGTCTGTTGGCTATGATGTTACTGATATTCATTACTATGAATCTGAAATAGTTGAAGCATTGCTACCACCTGTGTTACGTGGTGAGTATGGTGTTACACATAAATTAAATCTTGGTAGACCTGGCAGGCCGTCTGCTCCCGCCGAAGGTGGCAACCTAACTATAATGATGTTAGAAGTTGACTCAGGTTATTGGAAGTTAAACAAAGATGATAGAAGAATTATCTTCTTACGCTTTGCTGAACATCTAGACTTCGGCGAGATAGCAAACTATTTGGAACTTGGTACTGATAGTGCTGCACGAATGAGACTTAAGCGTGCCATTAGTAGACTTATCAATAAGATAGGTGGGTACAAACCTTACAATGATATCGATACTGTTAGTTCTGAAGATCAAGAATCTGAAGAATAGTATCCGTCATCAGGGTCGAACTCAATTTCCCCATCAGACCATAGATCACTATCGTTCATAGCAAAATCTTCTATCTCTTCGTCGTCATAGAACTCAGGAAATAATTTCTTACCCTTGGAAATGGGCAGGAAACCTACGGTTTTAACTACTTTTTCGATGTCTTCGAACTCGGTAGTCTTAGGTAGATTATCTTTATCTTCCCAAATAACTTTGATAGTATCAAGGTTGAACTCCCATACACCATCAGGTGTTGAGCAAATATATACTGGTGTCTTGCCAGTTATGTTTGCTTGTTCTATTACTTTATCATACTTATATTTTTCTATAAGCAAATCATCATAGTGTGTATGCCTACACTTTAATTCTATATATAAATCTTCACGCTCTGATACACAATCAAAGTTAGAATACTCATCGCTAACCATAGTTAGATCAGGATAGTATTCATCTTTAAGCATACTAAAGAGTTGTTCTTCGTTCATTATCCTCCTGTTGAATAGAACCCTGTCCCTTTGAAATGAACTGGGTTGGCTTGGTATTCTCTTGTCATCTCTCTCTTACATTGCGGACACTCAACCAAGTCATCTCGTTCATCAACGCTACGACTTAGTTCTACTAGTGTCTTATCGTCAAGACATCTGTATGAATAGGTTGGCATTATAGTTCCTCGCTGTCTTCGGGTGTTGGTGCTGTTGCAAGAGTGCCACATAAAGCACACTCCATATCTAAAAAGTACATATCTATATCACCAGTCTCATCATCGAACACAGTCTTTAAGTTCCATATATTACAACCACAAGGACAGACAGTAGTGGCTCTACCTCTGATATCCATAGCGGATTTGTAATCAGGTTTAAGTTCTGTTATATGTTTGCGATCTTTGATTAGTAGTATCCCTTCTTAGTAAAGAACTTCCACGCCTCGCAAGGGGTGTGATATCTGTTGTATATATAAGATAACCCACGATCTATTTGCTTTGGTGCTGGTGTTCTAGGGTCGAGCCCTAATAATTGTGGAATACCTCCAGCATTTTTGCCCATAACTTTTACTTTGTTGTAAGCATTGGGTCTCCAATTACTTTCTTTAGTCCACAATTTATTAAGGCACAACCATTGTTTGTATTGCCACTCATATAACTTATCCTGAGCGTATGCTTTGCTATCCATTACTGTCCAGCCTTCTTCAACAACTTCTCCTGTTGGATTAGGTTGGCTAGTAGGCGTAGCAAATCTTATACCTAGCATAAGCAGTAAGCCTATGATAAGTATGAATACAAATATTTTTCTCATATTAAAGCACCTATAAAGTATAGAACTAAAAGAAATACAAGGGTATATGGTATGGTAGTGCCACCCATTATTAGTAGCAAACTAACTACCAAATTAAATCCTATAAACTTTAGTATCTTTACCCCTCTCTCAGATTTCCTCTGCTTCTACATCAGTTCCAAGTGGCATATCAAAATCATATACTTCCCACTCCTTAAATGGTGCTTCTATTGCTTGGTTAATTGCCGCCTCGATATCATACTCTGATATATAATATACCAGCGTAGCACGAACCGCATTAACCTTAACTCTATACTGCTTCGCTTCCACTTATTCCCCTCTCTTTCATAGCACGCCTAACCTTGCGAGCAAACATTAACTTCTGTTTGTTAGCAGAGTTCTTCATTGACCTACCTGCCGTAAGCAATCGTTCTCCTGCCATAGTGCCACCATATATACCGAAGTATAACTGATGCCCACGCTTGCCTATCTCTAGGCAGTTATCTTTAGCAGGACAACCCTTACATACTGATAGAGCAACGATAGCCTTATCTACTTCTGCTTGTACTGCCGTTGAATTTGTATTGACGCTACTGTTAGGGTCACTTAAATCAACCTCGCCTGCGAACCATAAGTCAGGGTCGTCGTGCTTAACACATAGACCATTACTTATATCTAAATCTTTATCGTTAGATAAATATAAATCTATCATACCTTTAGCCATCAGTTGTGTATCCCATACTCAAAGCATATACGACTGACTGCTGAACTTAACTCTGTTGTCATCTGTTTAATCTCCTCATCTGACAGGTGTTCTGTATCTTGCTTCCTAATATATGAAGTCCAAGTATAATTCTCTAGCATAGTGTCCTCTCTATGTTGGTGTAGGTGGGGCAATAACCCCACCCACAATTAACTAGTTTATTATGGGCGGAATACTACTGAAGTATAACCTTCTAGGCGTGAGTGCTTGGCGATTAAGCCCTTCTCACCAGTCAAGTGTTGATACTTGCCATTACCTAGTGATACCCACATAGACTTAGGTTTGAACCTAGACTGTGTTGGTAGTGCTTTTAGGATAGTGCCTTTAGGTTCATACCCATTGACGCTATCTACATCAAACTGAACTGTAGCAAGTTCATCTGCTAAGTCAGCAAGTGTTAGTGATATGCTAGCCAAGTAGTCCTCTACTTGTATAGTCGTGGTTGTCATTGTATTACCTTTCATTGTTATCCGCTTGGCAATTTACCAAGTGGTATCTGTTGGTATCGATAGTGATTATATCACTACCAATTCTAGAAGTCAAGTGGCTCTTTACTATACCACTTGTTGTCAATAAATCCATACTCATCTCTTATCATACCCTTAGCATTAGGGTTGTAGCATAGGCAGTCTAAGAACTGTGCGCTACAATCAAAGCAACACTCACACATCAAGCAGTAGAGTTCGCTATCCCATAAATCTATTAACGCATTACAATTAGGACACTCGAACTTGTTTTCCTCATACGCAGTAGGTTCGAAGTGCTTGTCTGCTACTACTATATCATACACACTAGCCTCATACTTGTAAGTCGGGGTAGCCTTGTGTGAATTATTACTCCACCATATACCATTGTCGTCCCAACTACCAGCACTCTCGTTGATAATATACATCTTGTATTGTGCGCTAGGGTCATTGGTCATAACTGCTACCTTACTACCGCTAGCCCACGAACTCATCATATCATATAGATAGTCATCATCTAACGCAGACACACCGCCTAGTCGTGGCAGTAATTCCTCTGCTAAGATACGAGTATCGCTACGCTTATCATCTTTAGGTATTAGAATATCTAACACGCCATTGTGCGCTAAGTAAGTATCGTGCTCACCTGCTACCTTAAATGGGTGGCAGTTAAGTTCGTTCTTAACTCCGTGAGTAGCATACCTAGCGTGCCACATAGCATAGCCATTAGGATACTGCTCTCTAAGTTCTAAGAACCTAGCGATAGACTTCTTAGCAGACATACTGCGCTCAGATATAATACCCTCGCCAGTATCTATCGCAAAGCCAAAGCCGTGTGGGTTCTTACACGCACCCTGCTTTAGTTCATCTTTACTCGGTGTGGAATTAGGATTACACACCACTAACAAACACATACTTAACCCCCTTACGCATTGACTAACTCTTTACTATTTAGAACTAACTTATCCACTCTACTCATACGCATATAGAGTTCAGGATACCTGCCGTTGTTGGCTTGTATCCAGTCAGCGAACCACTCCCAACTTAACGCACCCATTTTAACATCAGATAGGGTCAAGTCCCTTGTGTATTCTACTGTTGCGTGTGCTAATTGTATAGCACTAAGAACACTACTAGGGTTCATAGTTCCTCTAAAGAACCTGAGTTCTAGCGTGTGTTCGTTCTGCGTATTTACCGCAGAATATCTCTCGGTCATAGCCCTGCTAGGGTGTGCGACCTTGTTTGCTAATGTGAAGTATGGTCGGTCATACTCATCATACTGCCACACATCACTAAACTTAGCATAGGTAGAACTTCTACCGCCTAACTTCATCATCTTATCTGAGTTCTTATAGATAAGGGATAAGAACCTATGCGTGTGTGCGCCACCCTTAAACCCTGCCCTGCTTATATGAATATGAAGTCCGCAACTCTTAGCGTCCCAACTCCTAGCCGTATGAACCCTGCGTAGATAGTCTAGCGTAGTCCATAAGTTCTTATGGTCAGCGAAGTAATCTAATGTAGCAGGGTGAGATACCATTTCGAACCCACGATACCCGCCACTATTGATACTGCTATCCTCTTTAAGATATACGAACTCGCCTAACATCTCGCCAATATACTCGGCACTATCACTTAGGTTGTTATCCCTAATCTCCATTTCTAATTCTATACCGAAGTGTAGTTTATTCTTATCCTCACCATAGAATATAGGGTGTGGCTTGTAGGAATAATTATTGATTAACCTACCACCACTCTCACACTCACACTCATCTCGGTTATACTGTTCACAACTATCGCACCAAGTCGCACCATTTTGGCAACAGTCCTCGCACCAATAGACACCAATATCTGCCACCTCATAACTAGAGTGGTTGTCCGAGTAAGTATCCTCGCACCTCTCACACCAGAAGGTATAGTTATCAGCGCATACCTCGCAATAAGTTCCACAACCCTGAACATATCTACTATTATCAGCGTAGTCATACTCCTCGCAACGCTCACACCATATACGACAGTCAGCGCATATCTTATCGCCATTACGATTACTCTCTAGTTCATCAGGTCTATAATCACTAGAGCAACTAGAACACTCTACTAATTCTATATCCTCAGACATATTAACTCCTTACTTTACCCGATACTTCGATTATTATATCACTAATCTTATTCTTTAGCAAGTCAGCAGATATAGCCATACCCTTAAAGTCGCCTCTATCATACCAATTCGCTTGGGTTCTAAGAGATGTTCTAATAAGTTCTAGTTCATCTCTAGTTAATTCTATCACTATATTATCCACGATTACTTACGCTCTCGGAATAACTTGATACTTCTTAGGGTGATAGCAATTACTGCCATTAGAACAAGTGTTCTATGTGGTAGCCATATCTCACCGAAGTAAGTGCTTAGGTAGGTAGCAACGCTATCCACGCTAAACTCTCGGATTATCTCCATAGTTCTCATCTCTCCTAACCATTAGTGATTAGGCTACCCTCTAAGGATACCATACCCTTAAAGGATAGTCAAGCCACTACTTTAATCTATTAAATATCTTCTCAATAGTGCCGTCATAACTCTCAGCACCCTCGCCGTCAGCACCTTCTAGCCAAACAATTTTCTTACCCACTCTAATCGTAGAACCTTCTCCGTGAAGGCTCATTAGTAATGGTGCGCCGTAATCATCTGAATTACACTTAGCAATTAAGCGACCTTCAGGGTCGTAAGCGTCTAAGGTTATCTTAGCCATTTATTCTCCTTCTATTAAGTTATACCTAAGTATAGCATACTCAGGGCTACAAGTCAAGTTCTGACTTATGGCGTGTCCTAGTAGGGTATCGAACCCTAAGCATACCGAACCTATCGGCTAGGACTATCTTACAATTATAGGTAGTTCTCAGCAGGTCTAGCCAATAGACTAGCCATTAGAGCCTTGCGCTCATCAAGCGCAATTCTACGCAACTCATCAGCACTTAAAGGTTTAGGGGTAGTGTCGGGCTTAGGTTTGGCGTTCTTAATAGTTCGCCGTGCCAGTTTAACCGCTTGACTATCCTCGATAGCCACGATTAAATTGCCCTCTTTATCACGCACCTCTAGGTTGCTGAACCGCTTACTGCGCGAACCTAGCCACGCAGGGGCAGAACGAACATCTCTAGGGGGTGTGATAATGCTACCGCTAACCCCATAGGGGTTATACGACACTATCTATCCTCTCACTAGGGGCTAGATTACTTAGTGAGTAAGTGGCTAAGAGCCCTCGGTCAGCGCACCCGCCGACACTACTAGGAAGGCAAACCCACCCACCTACTTACTAAGTAATCTAACCTTGTAGAACTTACTCTACACTATCCCTCACCGCTTGTCAAGTTCGACACGCCGTAAGTTCTAAATATATTTTAAGTTCTTTATTTAGTTATATCGGGCTATTACTAACCTGATAAAGAGAATACTACCACGCTTAAATTGTAAAGTCAAGCGACACGCCGACCCTATTATGTTATCTACATCACACAAACATCTGTTCGATTACTGGCGGGTAATATATGGTCGGGGAGATAGTTCGAACAAGTGTTCGAGTATTTCAGTATTTTAATTACACTCAGGTAGTTCTAAGGTATCTCTCAGGAAACTATCAGGTAATTCCTACTGGTTGGTAAGTAAATAAGTCTATAAATCGATAAGTCGACAATTCTTTGACCCAGAGTGCTTAACTTTTACTGCGGTAATATATATATGTCTTAGGTAATAACTTTATGTTAGGTGGCCTAATATGTATACAAATAGGACATTATAAA